GTTAATGATGGAAAATTCTAACAAGATTTGTGACTAGAATGTCAAGTTTTCTGCACAAAAAACCCCCGCTAATCCGAAGACTAACGAGGGTAAATTAACTCACGCTATGAGAGTGCCGTAAAGTTAAGAAATATTTTTCTTTTTAATGCTATACTTTAACCAATCAATATAAGTTTTATTATTGACCTTATAGTATTTTTTGCAAGGGTTGCATATTAACCAATGGTGTATAGTCCCTGCTGCAGTCGTTACCTTCTTATTATATCTTATGTTAGTTGTACCACATTGAGGGCAGTCGTACTTGTCACCACCTCTTAATACTGCATAGTTTACTTTGGTTTGGGTGTACTCATTAAGCTTATCAAATACTGCCTGTAGTACGGTTACATCCATCTTACAATATTCTACCATCTTATCCATTGCTTCAGGTGATTTCTTAAACACAATATCCTTCCATAAATCCATACCACCTGTCTGAAGCTTCGCACCTACTCCCAAAAATTTAGCTATGTAATCTAGCTTATTTGAATTAAAGTTAAAGTATCTTTTTGCTTCTTTGAGGGTGTCAATAGTATTGTATACAGGTGGCATTTTTAGATCGTGAAATATACATCTAGTTCTTAGCCACTTCATATCAAAACGATCACCGTTATGGGCTACAATTTCTTCAGCTTGTGCAATTACCTTTAAAAACTTCTTAAGCATTGCCTTGTCGCTTTGGTTTTTATCCCACTCTAATGAGTGTACTTCCTCTTCACCTTCCCATTTATAGCAAATGCAAATAATTGCCCGCTCATGTATAATGTCGCCAGGGTTAATAGTAAGATTGTAACCTGACCGCCAAAATATACCTACATTAAAGCTAGTTTCTATGTCGAAAAATAAACGGTTTCTTTTCATACACTTAATTTTTTTAGTGTAAATGTAAACTATTTATTGAATGGGTTGTATAATTTGTCTAAAATTCGTAAAGCAAAGTTTAAAATGAACCCCACTAACAACCCCCAAAAGAACAAACGCCAATTTGTTTTTGTCTTTTCTTGTTTCTTATCTTTGTAGATATACTTGTACTTCAATACATCCTGTTTAACTAGTTGTGTTTTGTACCTGTATTCTATTCGTGTTTGCCACCTGGTCTTAGGTAGCTCTAAAATTCTTATTACAGTATCTTTGTACCTTAAAATCTTTTCAAATATGATAGTATCATTATACGCTACTGCTACGCTGTCAATAGTTGCTACTCTTATAGTATCGGTGTCTACAGATAAGCCATTTTTAACAGCTTTATTATAATGCCATACAGCACGCTTAGATTGACTGCAAGCAAAAAGTAATGTGATTGTACTTAAAACTATTATAAGTGTCTTAAATCGCATAAAAACACGCTTTAAAATCATTTAATCTATTCAACCACCCTTTAAGAAATACTGAATTCTTACCTTTTGCTATTGCTCTGAAAAATCTTTCACGCTCTACAAACATTACAAATAGCAATTCTTTACCGTTTAGTGAGTTTATGGCGGTAATTGTTTGCGGTCCTATTGAGCCGTCAATTGTTACCTTTAAGCCGCACTGGTTAACACACTTTTGTACAGTCTTAATTGCTTGACTTGTACCTGAACCCCACGCTATTTCAGTTAAGAATATAGCTACAGTAATATCGTTGATTTTGTCAGCTTTAACACCATCCCAATAAGAACCCTTAAAGACCTTAAACCAATCTTCGCTATTCATAGATAAGAACCTACTATCATTAGCTTTACCAAAGGAGTGAACCCATGCAGCGTAGGTAATTCCTGCGTTAGTATGGTAACCGCTTTTGCCATTGAAACTTGTAGGACAAGGGTATGAGCTCGCACTGTCTGCGGTGTGCCTACTTAGTCCACCTTCCCACTTTCTAATAAAGTGAACAAACGCATTAATCTTTGAGTCCATCTATATCGATTTTAATTTCTTTAGCTCTACCTACTGCTCTTTTAAATGCGTGCCATAAGCCGTAAGTATGCACTGCCCTGTAATTCTCATCTATGCTAAAAATTTCGATACTAATTAATATAAGTGCTATTATTTTAGTAAGCATTAAAGGCACAGAAAAGAAGGTCAGCATTATAGCATTTAGAATAAACTTATCTATAAGAAAAAATAGTATAACGGTTATTTGGTACAACATCATTTTTGATATTATACTAGATAATCTTCTACTAGATATTTTCTCTTTTAATTTCTTTGCTTTCCACAATCCAAAAACTGTATCCAAGCAGATACAAAAACCTACTAAAAAAAGCAAGTTAGTAACAGGTAAAAAAAATGTCCACAAAACAGCAAGTAGTTTAGGTAAGCTTGTGCGAATTGACGCTAATAAAATGAACAGTTGAAGTCTCATTATATATTATTAACTATTGTCTGTAGATAAGAGCCACCTTCAGGGTCTTTACCTGCTATTGTTATACTAATAAATTGAATGTAAGGCATAGCAAAATATTCAGGATAATCATAATTATAACCTAAAGCTACAGCAATATCACCTAATAAATCAAAACTAAATTTTGCATCTATACCATAAAATTCAGCTATTTCAAATAAGCTGTTATTGGTCTCTATATCACCTATTGTTTTATCTTGCCAATCTTTTATTAAGTTTACGCTCATAGTATAAGTATATTATTGTTATAGCCGTTATCTCTTTGGAACCCACCACAGCTACCAATACAGGTACCTTGACAATTGCACCTGTCTATCATAGGTCTTAAATCAGTATCACGATTTGCCTCATCTGTAAAGCCAGGGAATAAATCTTTATTAGCTAGCAAATAGTTGATTAATCTTTGTTCAAAGAATGCTGCCTTTTGTGCATAGTGCTCCATACCAAAAGCTACCTCATTTCTACCTACTGACCCGCTATAATCACCGCTTTGAGTTTGCAATCCTTTGTTCTTTAATTGGTAAGTCAAACCGAATACTGCATCTTCTGCAGAACGCCAAGCTATTACAGGCTGTATAAAACCAACTAAGATAGTTTCATTAGGGCTTAATGTCTGATCGTTGTACGCTGTAAGCAATCCATTGTAAAAAGTAGTACCTAAGATAGGCTGTACTCTTAGCTGTGCCTGTGTAGCTATGTAGGGTGTTACATCTGTTACATCTACATTAGCTGTTATAGGTGTATTCGTTTTTAAGTAGGTTTCAGTTATAAAGTATAGCATTATAATACAGGTGTTGGAGTAACTACAGCAGCAGCAGCTGCAGCACTTTGGGTTAAATCACCGCCTTCAATGGGTGGTAACGAGGCTAAAGCTCTTACTTCGTTAATTGTCATTGTTTCAAGTACCTTAGTTGCTACTAAAGGACTCAAAGAGTTCAAAGCATCATTTGTTTTAGAGGTATCACCTTCTAATTGTACAATGGTTTCATTGATAATTTGAAAATTATTGATAGTGAATTCAGCACTTAACTTAGATATATGTAAAAGCTCATTAAAGATATCTGTTACCATACCACGCAACGGCATTACTACATTCTTTTCAAAGATTACATAGGCTTGTTTAATGTCGCTACCACTACCTAAACTTCCTGTAGTTCTCACACCCATTAAGATAGGGTCTATAGTGTGACTAAAACAAATTTGCTCTGTGTTTAATTGTGAAGCTTCAGCAAATAGTTTATCATTACCATTAGTTGGTAAGCTTTCTATTTTTGGTAGTTGTTCTGCTGAATTAGCAAAGAACGCTACAGCTTTACCCGCATTAGCCGCACCTTTAAGCTTGTCTATTGTTCTTCTAAGTACATCTTTTTCTTCTTCGCTTTGTGGTCTCTTAGGGAACATCATAGCAAATGAAGGGAACACACTATTTTGAATGTTTGATTTTGCAAAGTAACTTAATTCGCCACTCAAAAAAGCAAAATTTAAAGCACTTGAATATTGAGGTAGTGAATAGTAATCCTGTCCAATACTTTCAATCTCATAGCAGTATAATTGCTCGCAGTCCTGGTTAGTAATGTGGTATCTTTTGATTTGTCTTACATCTATTCTAGAAGCCCAATCATCACAAATAAAATAAGTCTTTTTGTCTCTACCTACTCGTATCTTTTCAGGACTTAAATTTTCAATCTTAACTAGTTCACGCTTTTCATTAAAGCATAGTTTAAAGTATACCCTGTTATGGATCACTAACTGTCTTGTAGTAGCCTTCACCATTTTATCTAGTTTGGTTTTACGCTCAAAAGTGTAAAGGTCTAGCTTCTGCTGTGGTGTTAAGTTCTCAGTTACAAGTTCAAAACCCCCACCTATTACTGCATTAGTTTTGTAGTCACAAATTGCACCATGTAAAGGACTAGAATAGTACATTTGATTAAGAAGCTCGGGGTATAGGTTACCCTCACCAAAGGGTATGTAGTTAGCTGTAGTAAATCTACCGTTTACATAAGGTAAAGATAGGTTAGCACCGCCTACTTTTTGGAAGGGTGTACTAAAAGATTGATAACCTTCTATTACTTCTGCTTTGTTTGCTTTAAAAATATCGTACCACGCCATATTAAGAGTATATTGTA